GGACAAATGAGTCCATTCTTCACCAGAACCACCATTTAAAAGAAAACCGCTTAAATCTTCTTCGTGTAATCTTTGCATAATTACAATAATTGGCGTTTCTCTGTCATTTACACGACTCCTAATTGTAGAATTATATCTTTCGTTAACCGCGTTCCTTTTAGCGTCTGAATTGGCGTCATCTGGCTTTAATGGATCATCAATAATAATTGCTCCTGCAAATTGTGTACTTTCTGCTACACCTGCCCCAAATCCTGTAATAGCTCCACCGGAAGCAGTAGCATAAACACCACCCCCTAATTCATTAAACCATTTCTTTTTACCTTGTGCATCTTTCTTTAACTTCATTCCCCAAAGCGTTTGGAATGATTCTGATTCAATGTATTCTTTTGTTTGAGAACTGTTGTCTAATGCTAAATCATCAGAATATGATAAGTGAATGAATTTAGATTGTGAGTTTTTTGCCAAACACCAAGATATAAAACATTTTACTGCTAACTCTGTTTTTCCATAACGGGGCGGTATATTAATAATTCCCCTTTTAATTTCACCATTAAAAACTTTGGTTAAAAACTCAGCTATTAAAACGAAATGAGGCGCAACTATAAAATTACGCCTGTGATTTTCTTTATAAATATATCTAGTGAAAAATAATAAATCATTCTCACATTTTACCTTTAATACTTTTTGGTAATTAGTAAGATTGCTCGAGGTTTCCATTTATTTTTTTAATTTCTTCATCGGTTAGTTTGCCCGCATCTATGTTTATATTCTCAATAGTTTCTTTAGGTTTTCCAAATATATGCTCGGCAATAAACATTTGCCCCCTTTCAAAAGAATATAAGGTTTTAGCTAGTTCTAATTTAGCATCTTCATCAGTTTCGACATCTTTTACTAATTTAATCATAGCTAAAAATATCTCATTAGATTTTTCAATATCAGCTTTTTTCTTAGCACCTGCCCCTTTTCTTGCTCCTCCGTGTGTATTTTCTTGCATCTTGAAATTAATATTGATTATTCAAAATTACACAATTCTATCATAAAAACCAAAAACACCCCGACAATGTATGCGAGGTGCTTAATTAGTACCACTTACCGATTAGCTATTTCGGTCAATCCTCTTGTGGCTGATTATTCTTTTTTACCCACAACTACTCCAAAAAATATAGCTACTGAAACTGCTATTAGGAATGTTTGCATGTTTAAACGATTTTTTTGTTTAATTGTTTTTCTGCGTCTTGTTTGGATATGGTTTCAATTATGGTTGCCCATTTACCGTTTACAAAGACAGCGGTTCCGTTTGAAAATACTGAATTACGATGTGGGTTAAAACGATTCGTTCCGTTATGTACACATTCTAATTTATCTGTAGGTGATTTAAAATACACGCCTTTTTTGAATCCTAACCTATCCAATTCTTTATCCAAAGCTTCAAAAACTTCTGATTCGGTGGCTTCTACCCAATCCTCAACTTCATCTATTCCTCCGTAATGATTGTCTTTATTTCTATTGTCAAACCATTTTTCGGTATCAAATCCATATCCTTTGATGTTGTTTTTATGATTCACTGAATCAATAAAAATTAACGGATTGTTTTCGTGTAAAAAAGTTCCTTTATACCACTTACCAACAATTAACTCCCTTTTCACTTCAAACACTTTAGGAAAAAATGATTGTAATAATACTTGTACGCTTTCAATTCCACAATCGTGTAATGCAATAATTTGCTCTTTTTTAATTTTCATCTTATTTATTTTTTAGGTTATAAATTTTTTCTATGAACTCGAAGGTAACAACGGTTATGTTGTGTTGCTTCATTATGGTTAGCTTTTCTTCTTTTGGAAGATCTCGCCAATGTTTGAGTTGTGGGCGCATAATAAAAATAAAAAATCCTTTTTCTTACTCTTAGCAATGGTACTGCTAATTTCTTAAAAAGGATAAATTTATAAATTTTCTAAACGAGTACCATTCGCTGTTTGATGTACAAATATAATCAAATTTTATATTCCTCCAAATACAAATCGATTAATATTTTTGTTTTTTCTAGGTCTTCTTTAAAAGCTCCTTTTTTTCGACATCTTACGATTCGTTTAATTAAATCGAATTCCCACGCATTTAAAGCGTGATTTTCTGCAAACTGATACAAAGAGCCGTGTTTGTTATTATAATGCGGTGGAGGGGTTAATTTATCGCTCATTTATACGTTGGGTTATTAATTTTACTTTCTACTATCCAAAATCCATCCTTTTCGATTACGTTAGGAATCCATTTTGTGTATTTTGTAAAGCCTTTCATTCCTTTGTTTTTTAATCGTTCAGCTTCTTGGCGGGTATATTTCATAGTTTAGTATATTGGTAAAAGTGGTTTTTCTATTGGCTTATAATGAGTTAAATCGTATCTAATCACTTCATATTTCTCATCATAAAAAAATCCTTGTTTTTTATTGAAATATCCCCTAAACATACCATAAGAATTATAAAACCAACAATCTAAGTTTTCTTTCGGCAAATCCGCTTCACTTTCAATCTTAATCCAACCGTTGTTGTTTTCGATTCCTTGAAGTGATTTAGGGCGGTAACATCTGTCTTTATAATCGTGTTCTATTTCTTTAGGTGCATTGGTTAATATAGAATTTATCAATCCATTATGTTTTAATGCACATTCTTTTGCGTTTATATGAAGTTGATTCCAAAACCCTCCATACTCTTCTCTAATTTTAATTTCTTTACTCATAATTTCTCTATTTTAAGGATTATTTGGATGTGGATGTGGGTTTGAGTTCGGTTCCGGTAAGTGCGTGGTAAAGGTTTTGGAGTTGGTGGACGTAATCACATTTTATTTTAAATTGACATACATAATCCCATAATTCGATATTAAAATTATTATACTTTAAATTCATTTTTACCTCTATTTCGCTTTTAAATTAATATTTGTTTAAATTGGGGGAGGGTGTTAGTAAATAATCTCCTCGGAACTCTTTTTGATAAATTGAATTAGATTTTTTTAAATCAGATAGTATTTTTTTAGAAGATGTTAATCCGATTTTTAAGTGAGTCGAAATAAAATAAATTATTTCTATGTAATTTAATTCTTTCTTGTTTTTAAAAATAACTTCGCAAAGGTTTGATTTTTCTTTTTCATTCAATTCTGACAACGCAGGTCTGCCTGCTTTTTTTTTGTTTTCAGATTCGTACTGGTCAGTTATTTTTTTTGCATTTAAATAATCTTCTATTGTTATCATTTTGTTTATTTTTTAATATTTAAGTACAAATATATAAATAATTTACAAACCTACACTATTTATTTTTAAAATCATTTTTATCAGTCGTGGGTCGTAGGGCGCACGCTTATCTATATAAGCGTGCGCCCATTTCCGACCTATGACTTTTTGTAGGTCATAATTAAAACGACCTTGCAAATTGATATGTTTTTAACATATTTTAATATATTCTTTGCGAATTCATCAATAATCGTAGGTCGGAACCTGATTTTGAATTAAAAACCTACGACCTACGTCAAAATTGTTTTGTAATTTTCTTACGTTTGTAGGTCGGAACAAAAAGCTTATTTCCGACCGCGACCTTTAAAGTTAGGAAAAATCATATAAAAAGTAATTTGTTCTAGTTCCATCGGGTTGAACTAACCACTTTTTTTCCTTACAATAATTCATAAACTCCTTTATCTTTGTTTCACCTACCTGACCGTATTTATCAATATAAACATCTGTAATCGATTCTTTTAATATTGTCGGGGAAATACCTTCAGCTTTTGGAATACCTGCGTAAACTACATTTAAAATACTGTATCGGTCAACATCATTTAGATTTATTAATGGTTTTCTTCCTGCTTTTGGCTCTGAATAACATTCATCCATTATCGTTGGTGTACCATTAATAATTTCGAAACTCCAGTTGTCTGGTTTTGCATTACGAGTTTGAGTTGTTTCTACTAGCTTTACGCTTTCATTTTCTTTACTTGAAGATATTTGTATTACTGTCTCGCTTTTGTTCATTAAAACAGTTCCTAAATGCCCTCTCATTTTTGAATTATCGGAAGGGTTTTGATGTAACACGTACCCAATAGCAATATCATTGATTGTTGCCCATCTACGCAATGTATCTGCTATATCACAAGCTATAATTTCATCGTTTACAGATTTTACAAGATCCGCTACTCCGTCAATAATTGCTAAGCCAACGCCTGGAGTGTTATTTATAAGGTGTTCCGCATACAAAAAACGGTCGTTAGTTGGCACAGCATCTAAAGCATACATTAAAATATTGTCAATACGATTATCTTTAATCATATCTTTTATTCCTTTTAATGCGAGAGATACATGGTAATTAGATTGCTCAGTATCAATATAAATTATTTTATCTTTTCCTTGTGGAAGGTACGACTCCAGAACTCCGAACTCTCCTTTGTTTAAAACAGCGGCGTTAATAATTCTCATTAAAAAAGACTTACCGACTTTTGCCTTTCCTGTTATTCCGAAAATGTTTTTTCTAGTAGAAATTATTTTACCGTTAACTTTCAGTACCACATCAGGCATTGGGATTTCATCACTCGGAAGAATCCTGTATTTTTCAATATCTAATAAAGAAACCTTTTTTTCTACTTCTCCGTTAATTGGGATTTCTTTAAACATTTCCTTTGAAATTTATTATTGACTGATTAACTGAAAATTGAAAGTGAGCCGTTAAGCTGTCAATATCCCAAGCATCGTGAGACATGATCATTCCTTCTTTATTTACGTTTGGGAATAGTTTTGAATATTTGTCGAAGCTTTCTATATTCAAAAGGTTATCATAAATATCTTTACTCTCTAAGTAATTGCATAAATTTTGTCTTTTCAATAATACCAACAACTTTTCCAATTGCAATTCTAAAGGCTCGGCAAGAATTTCGTTTATATCTCGATTTCCTTTTACAATGTCTCCATGATAATCAGTATTCACTCGGAGCATAACCGCGTATAATTTAGCAAACAAATAATGCTCTTTTACGTTTTCCTCTGCTTGCTTATTCAAATCCTTTATAATTTTATTTAAAGCGTCTTTGTCGGTTTGGTTTGGCTTATTTTCTCTCGAAATTGTGTACGAAAGTCTTTCGATTGCTTTTGCTGTTTTCATAACTCATACTTTTCAATTAAAAATATTTCAGAAACCTTCCAGTTATTCTCTTTCATCCTGACATAAAGAGTTGGTTTGGTTATTCCTATAATTTTAACAACCTCATCATCTGTCTTGTAGTGTCTTATTCTCTGGACTTTACTTGTGCATTCAAATTTTGTCATTGTATTTTTTATTTAGTTAAAAATCTTACTGAGGTGTTGGTAAAAAAACCGCCACTTCCGTAACGGTTATGTAAAAGTATTAAATTTTTCCGAGTAACCAATCTAAATTATTTGATATTTCTCTTTGGAATTGTTCTAAATTACGGAACACAAAATAAATACCGCCTAAAGCATCTACACGCGATTGAATTTCTATTTGTGCATCGCTTTGTTTTCCTATATATGTTTTACATTCCGCGTGAATACAACGCCCGTTTTTTCCATGAATAATTAAATCAGAAACTCCGTTAACCATTCCTGTTTTGTGAAGTAAATCTAAAGCGCGCGCCCGTTCTTTCGGTTCTAAGTCTATTGGAATACCATTTGGTACTGAGTGTATCAAAAGTCTAGGAATGTGAAATTTTAAACAATAAGTATTATTAAACCAATTAAAGCACTCTTGCTGAATAACCTGCTCTGGAATTATTTTCATAATATTTTTCTAGTTTAGTTTTTATTTTGTTTACAATATACGCTTTTGTTCTTAACTTAGTTCCTTCCAATTCCGAACCCTGTATGCTTGCGTATGGCTCTTTTATTAGTCCGCGCATTGACTGTTCAAATTTACCGTTTTTTTCTGTTTTCGAATACGTTCCAAAAGTCACTTGATGCCGGATAAACATATCTAAAATCTGATTTTGCAATATAGTCCAAGCAAACGATTTATCTTTTCCTATTTTCTCGCAATACTGAACAATTTTTTTTCCGTTTGGCTTTGGTATTTCATCGGTTAGTTTTGCCACCTCATCAGAGAAAACTTTTTCCTTTTCGGTTGCAACTTCGACAAATCCACAATACATACATTCAACTGAGTTTTTAGGAATTATTCCATCACACTCTGTACATTGTTTTGTTTGGTCTAGAGCTTCTTTTTTTGGTTTTGGTTTTTCATCAGTTCCATAAAAAATAGACTCCCAATCATATTCATCTGACCAT